GAAAAACTATCTAATGAGTTAAGTAGAATAGGGCAACAATTAAATGTAAGCAAGTCTGGGCAAACATTAAAGGGGATACAGTCTGATTTGGGAAGAAAAATTGCTAAATATTCTACTTCCACAAATTCTGATGACAAGTTTATGGGAGAGGCATTAGAAGATATTTTAGATGGAATGATGAATAGTATGGAAAGCAAAACCCTAAATATGCTGGGCAACTTAAAAAATAAACACAGCTTACGCTAAACTTATACGAGCGGAAGGAGCTGCTGCAAAACTTAATGGTGCAGAAGCTTTTACTCCAAAACAATTTGGTCAGGCTGTAAGACAAAGTGATAGGTCAGCAAGAAAAAGAGCTGTTGCCGCAGGTAATGCGTTATCGCAAGATGTAGCAGAACAAGGTCAAATACTAGGAAGTAAAATTCCCGACTCTGGTACTTCTGGAAATTTAGTAGCAGCATCAGGTTTGCTAGGGGGTAGTGCAATAGCAGGTTTTGTTACTCCATCAATGTTGCTTATACCTGGTCTTACAACAATGTTATATACTAAAACAGGTCAAAATTTGTTTAACAAATACATTCAATCTGGTGGCACAAGACAGGGCGTAAGAGATTTTGTACAAAAATACGCTGGAGCTGGAGCATCAGGTCTTTTAACAACTCAAGAATAGGGCAATTAATGTGGCCAGAATTCACACTACCACCAATCAATTTATATAATGCAACCGAAAAGGATAACATGACCGATATTAACCCAGTAGAATTTGGTAAGATGAAAGAACAAATCAACCACCTACAACACACACAAGATGAGTTACAAAAAGATATGAAGGCAATCCTAGCTCTAGCTAATCAAGGTAAAGGTGGCTTCTGGATGGGTATGGCAATCGCATCATTTATCGGAGGCATAGTATCTGTATTAATTAAAGGATGGGTACAATGAAAGAGCATGTTCTTATTGCCTGTTTTGCAGTAGTGTTGTTATGGAGCTACTGCTATGTACTACTTAACTAAACTATGCGCCAAGCCAGTGGTAACGCTTTTAACGCTAATCGCTGTACTACCTCTGACCCCAATTATTGCTTGTATATTATACGGATGGACTCACTAAATGCTAAACATACTATTACCACTAATCTCCACTGTGATTGACAGAGTTATCCCAGACAAGAACGGTGCAAACAAAGCTAAACAAGCTATAGAGGCAGAGCTTATTGCCAATGCAACACAACTCAACCTAGCTCAAGCAGAAACTAACAAGATTGAAGCAACACATAGAACCGTATGGGTAGCAGGATGGCGACCATTCATAGGATGGGTATGTGGCGTTGCTATGGCTTGGCACTTTGTTGGCGTTCCACTAATTACGTTCTTCGCAGCATGGGCTGGTGCAACCATACCTCCATTGCCTGTGTTTGATATGGGTAGTTTAATGACTGTCCTTATGGGACTATTAGGTCTTGGCTCTATGAGAACATTCGAGAAGATGAAGGGTCTGACTAAATGATAATGGCAAGTCCGCACTTTAGTATTGACGAACTAACTTTTAGCGAAACAGCAATAAGGCATGGTATAGATAATACTCCAGACGAAAAGCAGAAAGACAATCTTTTATTAACAGCAAATTTATGGAGGACGTGCGTGAACATCTTGGTAATAATATTATATATGTTTCTAGCGGTTATCGTTGCCTTGAGCTTAATACACTTCTCGGCTCTAGAGAAACGTCTAGTCATGTGCGTGGCTTGGCTTGTGACTTTACGTCAAGGGGTTATGGCACTCCTAATGACATTGTATCTGCTATTGTTGATTCCAATATTCCTTACGACCAAGTTATTCTGGAGTATGATAGATGGGTTCACATCTCTTTTTGTGAAGATGAAGAAACGCCTAGACGGCAAGCGTTAGCTATTAACAAGACAGGAACAGTGCTATACTCAAATTAAGATATTAACGAGGTAGCTTAATTATGAAAATACTTATTTTAGATTTGGAAACATCACCACACACAGGATTCCATTGGGGACTATTCCAACAGAACATTAGCATCAGTCAATTAATAGAAAGTTCGACTGTGCTATGTTGGGCTGCTAAATGGCTGGATGACAAAAAAGTACATTTCTCTAGTATTTATGACGCAACTCCAGTGAAGATGATAAAGGAAATACATAAGTTAGTAGATGAGGCTGATGCCATTATTACGTACAACGGCAAAAGATTTGATATGCCAACGCTTAATCGTGAGTTCTTAATTCATAGACTGCCACCACCTAGTCCTTACAAAGACATAGATTTAATTAATACCGCCAGAGGTAAGTTTAAATTTGCTAGTAACAAATTAGACTACATTGCTCAACTGTTAGGTATTGGACAAAAGACTTCCCATGAAGGTATGCCACTATGGATTAACTGTATGGCGAAAGACCCTAAATCATGGAAGTTGATGAAGAAGTACAATATTAATGATGTAAAATTAACAGAAGAAGTTTACAAGAAGTTACGAGGTTGGATACAAATACATCCTAACCACAACCTAGAAACCAAAGAAATGGTATGCCCAAATTGCTCTAGCCACCATTTACAGAAGAGAGGGGTGCAGTTATCGCTATCAAAAGTATTTCAGAGATTCCAGTGCCAGTCGTGCGGAAAGTGGAGCAAAGGAAGCAAGGCAATAGAAACAATCAAATCAAACTCGGCTACACCCATATAAAGAGAATACCAGTGGACATACAATTAATTGCACTACACATGATAGACAAGGTCATAGACAATGTTGAGATTGCTTACGATGACTCTGAAATTATTATCTCTTTAGATGACGGAACTAGCATCGAGCTGACCATAGATTCAATTCACATGAATATACCGGAAGTGGATGACTAATTCTTGTCTTTCCAGATGAGTGTTAGCCATTTCTTTAAATCATTGATTCTAGTTTCGTCTTTTAGCTCATTAAACCATGTCCTGCGTTGTTGTAAGCTCCACCTTGCGATAGTTTTGGCTTCGCAGTACCTCATGTACTCCGCACTATAATTATCCGTTACAGAGCCGTCTGGCAGCGTTATTTTCCTTATTTCTTTATCCATTCTTATCCGCCCACCGATAAAACTTAATCAACAGTCTTTTCAATCCTTCTACGCCATTAGCAACTTCCGTATATTTTCCATTGCTTAACTTGTAAACCTTACCTACACTGGTATCACCTTCAACTGAATGGCCTTCTATCAGAATAACAATAAAGTTCTTTTGTTTTGATAACGAGTTTAATAATATTTCCTGACCCATACTCATTTTTTCATTAGGTCTTTTCCATTCACCCACCAAAACTTTACTCTTTCTTTGAAACATCATATCTACATTACTGGGTTGAGCTTTAGGGTTCTCTGGAATAATTCTATACAGGAAGCCAAAATCTGTATGTTCTGCTACTGCGTTTTTCATTCCGTTAAGCATCTATCCTTCTCCCTGCTATGGTTAATAAGTTGTCCATAGCTAAACCTAATTTCAGTTCATAGTATAGTGGCTTTTTGTCGCCCAAATATCTAGCATAAATTGCTTGCCTCTGTTCCAGTGGTAATGAATGAATAATAGCGTCTATTGTTTTCACATTCTTATTGTCAGCTACGTCTAGCATGTCATCAAAGGCATGTGCAGAATAGCTCCCAACTGACATATATGACACTTTGCTTGGGTATCCTAGCTTGTGATTGTCTACCTTATGCCAGCGTACCCAGTCCTCAATAATAGCTGTAAGTCGGCTAATCCTCATTCACCGCCATCGTACACAGTTGAGATTTGTGAATATTGGTGCGGTGTAGACTGTGGGTAGCTTATGACAGGACTATCGTCAGCCTTGAAAGTTTTACGCCCTACGACTTTAAACTTATCAATAATGGATTTTGGATATAACATTTCAGCTAACAAACAAGATGATTTTTTAAAGTAAATGGTATGTCGGTTAGTCTGTTGTCTGCCTAGCCTCTCTTCGGCACACAACTTCCTTACAACACTGACAACTGTAGCTTCACACATATTCATTTCATTAGCAATTTCTTCAATCTTTAACCTTCTGCCATTTTCAAATAGCTCCATAACCACTGGCAACAACTCGTACATCTGCGCCTTTGTTCCATCATTGTAAACATACCAATGGAAGTTTGATTTAGTGGTCATTAGAAATCTCCTTTAGTGATAACCCTGCCGCTTTGGTCGTGAATGATTTGGAACTGTTCTTTGTTATAAAGTACCATAAATCCGTACCCCTCGTATTTAAATTTATGTTCCTTCCACTCCTCCTGATTTTTTTCCAGTACCTTTTTCCCTTTTGTCATTACCGCAAACTCCTTTTAAATGTTTGTCATGTCCACACCACCATTTTTATAAAAAACTTACCTTCTTCTTGGCATATATGGCAAAGATGTGGTTTTGTTAAATCAATCTTCGTCATGCAACTCATCAAACTGTTTATCAATCATTATGTCTTCTATAGTTACCTTATCTGTGACGAACCTGCCTTTAGCTTCAGAATAAAATTTAGTCCATGTTTCATTGGCTTTGTCTAAATCACGTTCTTGTAAAAATTTGTCTTCATTCTTTTCTAGCCAACGAAAACAATACTTCACATGATTGCTCATGTGTGTTACTTCCATAGGAAAAAGGTTATGCGTTAGTACCTTAATAACTGTATAACATTCAATCCCATATCTAATGTACCATCTTGGATGAGTAACTTCATCATTCATTTCTTTATCTCCTTAACGCTAGTTGTAAATCTTTTTACATCTCTTATATCAATACAATCTTCCGTACCTTTTAAGAACACATTACCGTCTGGCTCTATAGACTCATACAGCTTATGGTTCTTTGCGTGGCAATGATACTTATTATTTACTGGTTTAATAACTATAGCAATAACCATCAAGCCAGTAATGAATAATACTACAGCTATCATCCATATATTATCTTTAATCATCTTTTTTCTCCTTAATAAATACATTTCCCCACAAGTATCAATGAAGTATGACCTACATAATTATAAGCCATACCACCTGTGGGGTCATGTAACCTTACTCCCTAGAAAGGAATATCCTCCGCATTAGACACTTCTTTCGCTTCTGGTATACCAGATGAGCTTTTCTGTGGAGCAGACCTTCCACCGTCCCTAAAGAACACCCTCGAATTACCTAGAATAACTCCTCTAGTACCCGCCTCTCTTTCTTCTGCTGAAACGGATTGGGTAATCATACCATTGTTATCGTACTGGTCTTTCTCGTCCAAATTAACAAAGGCGGTGATGTTTAAATAAGTACCTTTTGCACCTTTAATTAACTTTTCTTTATCAATCTTACTTACATCTATACTTGCTGAAATTCCTACTGTTGCCATGCGTTATTCTCCTTAATAAATTTAACTACATCTTCAACTTCAGTCACAAACACACTGATGTCTCTTTCTAAACGAGCTATTAACTCATCATCTCTAACCACTCTTTTAATAAAGAGCTTATAATCATCTGGAAAAGTCAGGGTGGTAGCAAGCAAAAATCACACCATTTCCTTCCCGTGCAAGCCAATTGCCATTGCATCTC